GTACCCCACATCCAGCACTTAATCTTCTCTACCGGTGGCACGCCGTCTAATAGACCCCCACACCACACCACCCCTATGTATAGCCATAGGATATAGGCATTCCGCTAATGCGTATGTACATATACTAGGGGCTCTTAGGAGTCTCATGGTCAAATACAAAGAAGCCTACAATCATGCGACGTCGATTATTGCTGAACTTCAACGGGAAAATCGAAAATTGAAGCAATTAGTGGCCGTTGCAATCCTACAAAAGGAGGAAGAGTGATGCCAAACCGTACCATCAGCCTTGACGAAGTAAGCGATGCGATCCGCAAGCAACTGGTCAAAGACGGTGAGAACTTCTCTCACTGGGTACGAATGCAACTAAGAAAGCATCAGCCTAGTGAAAGTGAACCGAAAGTGAAACCTGCACCACCTCGCAACTACATGTGCAAGAATTGTTTCGGCAATCACTGGACTGCCGACTGTCCGACGTTGGAGGCTTCTGAATGAAGTGCGATGTATGCGGATGTCAATCCGGCACTGTGATGATTTGTTCTTACAAATGTGAACAAATTTATTGTGATATGATTGAGGTGAAAGAATGATTTGCTGTGAATGTGAAACATACGAGGATCAAGACAATTGTGAAGTTTGTCAAGAATACCTATGGCTCGAAGCATGGCAAAGGAGGAACCAATAATGTGCGTCAAGTGTGAAGCCTGCAATGAGACATTCTTCTGCAAGCATAACCAACGATTACGATCAGGAGAAGTCGTTCGATGTGAATACAACTTCCTTTGGGTGCAGCATTGTATGTTATGCCAACCACAATAGATCATCTAGATGATCTATAATCATCCCAAGTAAGGGATCAATGAGATAGCAACTTGAACAGTTTCGAAGCCACCGACCAAACCGAGAGTGAGAAAGGACACAAGCACGTTAAGTCGAATGAGACTTTCGAGGTTGGATTCTTTTTCGGCACGTCGTTCTTCACGGGTCATCAACCACTGTGCAAAGCGTTCGGTCTTGCTTGGTGATTTCATTTCTTCAATTGGTTTTTCTTCTGATGTCATAGTAACACTTCCTCCAACATGTCGATCCCTGCTCCATAACGCTGTCCTATCCTTGCACCCTTATTGGTTGCAAATGCAAGACCGCCTAACCATAGGGCGTCAACAATTGGAAGAGGTCCATCGATCCAAACGATGGGGTAGGTCCACACGTATGCGGTGAACCCAATAGTAGCACCGGCAATAGTGCCAATGGCTTGGAAGTTTATGTCCGTCTTTGGATCAAGTGCTTTAGGAGTTGGTGCTTGAACAATCTCTGCGGTGGTGATAGGGTTTTGACGAGTCTGCTGACTCAGCAACTTCCACCATTCGAGTTCCATTCAATTCAAATCCTGTGCAATCTTGTAGGACTGTCGAAGTCGCATGATGTAGGAGAGATCGTTTTCTTCCTTGCCACTGCCAACAATGATAACACGCATGTGAGGAACCTGGATCGTAAAACCTGCTGACGGTGCAAGTCCGTAGGTTTGCACCTTGACGATCCTGGTGACGTACAACCGGTCTGATGCGGTTGGGGTCATTGATCCAAACTCTTCAGTTGCATATACGACTCCTGCTTGTTGTGGTAAGGAAGAATTGTTGGCAACCATCTGAACTCGACCGTATAGGACGTTGTCGAAACCAATCGTTTCGTTCTGTGACGTCGTGCGACGTGGTTCAATACCGGGGCATGTAAATTGCGTGTCAAAGGATTGTCCAACAACAGCGTATGCTTGGTCTTCAATCCACTTGCTCACGTTAAATGGTGACTCTGTAATTAAGACCCATTCAAATAATGCAGCGTATGGAGCGAGCCCACTTTGTGGGTCTCCGGGTGTTCTTAGAACACATCCCGGAGCGGAATAGAAAGGTGAGTTTTGAATTGTAGCTGCTTGAGGAAAGAAGGTCTCTTCTTGAGTCGTAGTCATGCCACCAATGTCGATCGAGTCTTGTGTGTATATGTGATTGCCACCTTCACGATCCCAAGGAGTGTTGGCAACGTACCATCCATTGTTTGGAGGGGCCACTGTATAGGTTGCTGTGCATCCACGAAGGATAGTATCGAACATCACTGTGCGACTCATTTCTTTCGCCCCTTCTTCTTCGATGCACTCTTCCAACCCTTAGCCGCTTTCTTGAAGCGTGCTTGATGAGTCATACGCGGATGAGCCTTCTTGAGTTTGGCGAGTTCCTTCTTCATGTATTTGTTATACGCAGATGGTGCTCGCTTGACAGTCTTGACTATCTTCTTGACTGTTTTCTTTCCTGCTCGCTTTGCTGTTGATCGTGCTTCTTGTTTTGCACTCTCAACAAAAAGCGCCTTGAGTTCTTCAAGGGTTCCTTCGACTTTTACCAGAAGAACCACCTCAGTTATCGGCGGCTGTTGACTGGATTGCGATGGCCATGAAGTCCTTTGCACCGAGGGTAACAATGGAAGCATTAACTCGAACGGTGACATTTAGCACTTTGTTAGCAGCGAGTGCAGTCGTCAAACCGGTGATGTAGAGTTGATCGTTGACAATGTATCGACCGTCGTCGCTGCCCTTGCCAAAGTTGTCCGGGTAAAGGTCGGTTGTGTTCTGAAGGTATGCGTCGTTGTCAAAGTTGAGAATACCGCTTGCAACAAGTGCACGATCATTGGCAAACACAATTCCACCACGGTTTAGGTCTGTGACCTGGATCGATACTTGTGCTGCACCGCCAAAGGTTGCCCAAATTGCTTCTTGAGCAGTTGTGCCTTGGAAGATAAAGTCAACAGAGTGAACTTGAAGTGCTTGGCGATCGCCGACATCAACGTAACTGCCGAGGTCAATCGTTGCAAAAGTATCGGTGTTGTCTGCGCTAATTGATACTCGTTCGGTTAGGGTAAACATGCTTGTCTTTTTTGTAGCCATTCTTAATCATCTCTTTTAGGTGTCCGGGGGTTGTTTTTGTGCATGACGTACCAAACCGGTTCCCCCGGACAACGCAAGTACCCCACATCCAGCACTTAATCTTCTCTACCGGTGGCACGCCGTCTAATAGACCCCCACACCACACCACCCCTATGTATAGCCATAGGATATAGGC